TTTTACCCTAGAGTTCTATGATGGAGTAAACGGATCAAACACTAACAGTATAAATGGTACACCCTTTAGTCTCCTGGGTTTTAATCAGAACAATCAGAACAGTTTGGGTGCAACTGTAACAAGTGGAAGCATAGACTTGGATGGACCAACGTCGTTAATCCTAAGAGTTACGACTAACGGCAGTGACCTGAATAAAGAAGTGTTTATTGATGAAAACGTTGAATCGGTTTACATGGGAAGGATAATGACAGGCGGTCACAATCAGTTGATAGACTATAATGGTAATGACGATCCTGTTACACACTTCTTTCACAAGGGGCCTGAAAAGAGCATAGATCAGCTGAGGATTAGGTTTTACTATAACGTAGGGTCAAAACTTATACCGTATGATTTCAGATCTAGAAATCATACCCTAAAGTTTAGGGTGACCTGTTCACTTGATAAACTATCATCCCTGAGAGTTGAAGGTCCAGTTGCCCAAGAACTTCCACCGCCTGTGGAACTCCCCTTCCTGGAACCACCTCCGAGAGACAACAAACGTTTTATAATGCTTATTGGGCTGGGGCTTTTCCTGGGACTCATTATTCTGATGCTTAAGCGGTAACAGCGTACACAGCACCTGCGGGGGGCTTGACCTGCTTCGAAACACGGGACACGAGCATGTACACGAGGATGGAGAGGAGCGTCGTGAGGAGAGCCGTGAGGGTGAAGTACGCGCCACCGTTCTTGGGCACGTTGATCACCTGAGAGATGATGAAGCGAACGAGGTCCATCCATGCAATGGCCGAGGCGAAGGAGAACCCAGCAACGATGGCGTTCAGGGACTGGGACTCAAGTTCGCGGGAGATGGCAACAGCCTGAGATTCGAGAGCCTTAACGGTATCCATGTTTATTAGTACTCTAGAAAAAATTATTCCTCTTCAAAATCACTCTCCTCCTGAAGCACAGAGGTGTAGTGGACAGTACCTTTAGGTTTTCGTCTCGATAATATCTTCATAACCACAGGATTGATGTCCTGATCAACACTTAGTTCAGATGTAGATGTGGTGCTACTTGTTTCAAAATCTGTATCCTGATCAAAATCAGTGTCCGTCTGATCCTCTTCAAACTCGTCCTGATGGGCTGTGGGAATCTCGTTGTTCTCTTCACTTTCGCTATCGCTGTGGTAAATAGTAAATTCCTGCTTCTCCGGATGCCACCCGCGAGGCTCCTGGTACCCGATGTTCTCGATGGCCGTGTACGTTAGGCTCATTATTCTTCAAATTATATTTTTAGTTTTGTTTGTCAATCGCATCCTTAAGCATCCTTTCGGCTGGAGATTGTGGTTCCCAGCTTTCCCAGTTGTCGTAGGCTTCGTTCACTGCATTCATAAGTTCATCGTCACCTGAGTATCGAGTAAAGTCCTCTTCTGACTCTTCCACGATTTCAATATCACTTTCGTCGCTGTCACTCTCTTGTTCATAGATCTCTGGGAAGTGAGAGCCGACCCTTTCGCCGACCGTTTTCATTGCACAGTATCTCATTGCATACTTGAGATCCATAGAGGATACAAAGGTCCTATTACACTTCTTGCTGTATTCCCCTGCCAACATCATAGACTTTTCCATAACAGGCATCAAGATACCTATAGCACTCTCGATAAACTGTTCTTCCATAGTTTATCTAATATACATTGTTATCTATAAATAACATTCCAGAGATGCCGTTGGTCACACGTAAAACGTTGTATGACTTTGCGTAGATCCTAATCTCTCTTTCACCGTCTGGTGAGTAGTTGAGGTTTACTGTTAAAAGTTTATTGATAATACGACTCATGTTCACTTGACCTGTTGGTAAATAGTTTTCTGGATCTAGAGCAAAACTGTAATTGTATATCTTTCTATTTGGAACCCTGCTGTGTCTGTTCATAGGCTGAATGTAATTTAAAAAGAGTGCGTCCGAGACGGTTTCATCTAACATTGTCTCGTTGTTAAAGTCCAGTTTAAGAGATGATAGATGTTGATTATTTACATTCACATTAGAATTATTGTAGTTGAACCAATCGTTTCCAGAGTATAGGTTGGCTGCCACGTTGGACATGTTCTGAACAACCATGTAAAGTTCCTTGACAGGGTTGATAAATTCCAATTTGATTTGATTTGAGAGAACGGATGTTTTAAAACTTTGCATCTGCAATTGAGTGATCACATAGTCTATCTGTTGGTTCTGGAGCCACTTGACTTCATCTGGACCCAAAAAGACATATTCAACTGGTAGGGATACGTTTAATATTTTTTTACCTGGTGGAACCGTGCTTCCATCATTATTAGGGTTTACCAGCACCTGATCGAGTGTTCTAAACTTGATAACCACCTCAACCTCCTGTCTGGTTAGTGCTACCAAGGGGATGGATAATGGATCGCTTCTAACAAAGTAAAAGGGCAATTGGACAATGAAGTTTCTAGGGTACGGACCCGTTGTCGCGGGTCCTAGTCCAGTTCTATTATAACTTTTACCAACTACAAAATCCAAGGCTATCTGTTGAGATTGATCTACAAACATTTCTCCGTATATTTCCATGTATTCACCGTTGATGCGTTCGACCCTCTTGCCACCTATTAACAGGTCTGCATATTCTATGAGAGCATTGCCTATGGATGCGGTGTAACCCACATCATTGGTATCTATGGCGGGAAGATCCATTTTCAGATATATATTCCTGATGAGATCTCCTCGTCTGCCGATGGTACAGCGCGCAGTTGATCCAAAGTTGACCTGTTCGTCAAAGGGATTGTCCAAGAGTTGCAATGAAAATTTTGTGTGTCTCTTGAAACGTTTTTGAAAGTAAGTCACGTCTGGGTTACCCGTTAGGAAAGTATCCTGAATACCAGTGGTTGCAACCTGAACTCGGCCACTAGCCATACTATATTACTAATACAAAAGATTGTTTGCGTAACATCGCGATGATTAAAACCGATCAAACTAGTAATAATGAACATTCAACTTAGAAAGTTCAATCCAGAGACTATGGCAGATGACAAGGTCTGTGTGTTTATAGGAAAGAGAAACACAGGTAAGTCTACTCTTGTGACTGATATTATGTATCACAAGAGACATCTTCCTGCTGGAATAGTCATGTCTGCTACAGAGGATGGTAACCATCACTATTCTCAGTTTATTCCGGATCTGTTCATTTATGGCGACTACGACAGGGAGGCCATAGAAAGGGTGTTGGCTCGTCAGAAGAAGATTATAGGTTCTGGAGTTCCAGACCCATCGGGTGCCTTTTTGTTGCTTGATGACTGTATGTATGATCGAAAGTTTATGAAGGATGTGTGCATCAGGCAGTGTTTTATGAATGGTCGTCACTGGAAATTGTTTTTCATGTTAACCATGCAGTACTGTATGGACCTCACACCCGATCTCCGATCAAACGTGGACTACGTGTTCATACTAAGAGAAAACATTGTACAGAACAGAGAAAAACTTTACAAATCCTTCTTTGGAATTTTTCCAACCTTTGATATGTTCAATCAGGTGATGAATGCCTGTACGGAAAACTTTGAGTGTCTGGTGTTGGACAACACTTCAAAGAGCAACAGGATCCAGGATTGTGTCTTTTGGTACAAGGCGAAGGTCCGGAAGGGTTTCAGGGTAGGGTCTCCGATCTATTGGAACTGTCACAAGAAGAATTACAATCCCAACTACGACAACGCAAATGAAGGCGATCCCAACAAGGTGAAGAAAAAGACCGCTGTTAACATAGTTAAAAAAAAGTAGACATAGTATATTAGAAATATGCAAATCTTTGTAAAGACTCTTACCGGCAAGACTATCACCCTCGAGGTTGAATCCTCGGACACGATCGATAATGTGAAGGCTAAAATTCAAGACAAGGAAGGAATCCCACCCGATCAACAGCGTCTCATTTTCGCTGGAAAGCAACTGGAAGATGGGCGAACTCTGGCAGACTATAACATTCAAAAGGAATCAACCCTGCACCTTGTGTTGCGTTTACGTGGGGGTAACAAAATGTAGTCTAATGACAAATGGAAACATTAGATCTAAACAACGACAGTGGTACAACCGATATGGTTCCAATTGATGTACGTGCGCAAACAAAACAGGAAGAAAAAAATGTACCTTTAAATAAAGAGACTATGGATTCTACACCGATTGCTGATATTATGATGGAGCCAATGCAGTCGCAGGACCCCCGTATGGCCGAGGTGCCCCAGTTTGCTCCACCGCCTGTTCAGGCTCAGGCTGCTCAGATGCAGATGCAGATGCCAGTTCAGGCTATGCCTAGTAAGAACCCTATGAACCTCACTGATGAACAGATGGAGGCTCTGTTCGTCGGTGTTGTGGCCATGATTGCCTTCTCCAAGCCTATTCAGGAGAAGTTGGCGAGCATCATTCCTCAGTTTATTGGTGATGATGGAGCCAGGAGCTCTGCTGGTCTAGCGATCACAGGCGCAGTCGCAGCCGCCATCTATTTTTTCGGTCGCCGTTTTGTTATGAGAAATTAGATAGGTTGTACATTGGTTCAACAAAGTACGAAACACCCATTATTGTTAATAGAAAAACCAACACTATTGATGCAAGTGAGGTTGCTGCTGCTACCTTTTTATTTTGAGGATTCTGAATGGAGAGTCTTACATTGTCTGATGATCTAATGAGTATAGTTCCGTAGATAAAGGCGACAACACTCGCAATGCCAATCACCCCCTTGGCCACCCAGAACCGCCCTGAGCGGGCCAAGTAGGACATAGCAACCGGACTTATCAACGTGAGGATCATAAGTTTCAGTTCAGAGTTTGTAAATAAAAGAGACATCAGGGGGAGGGACATAAATATGGCCCACAACATGGATCCAATAAATATATCATACGGTGCAGTCTTAACCATTTTATATTATAATTGGAAAATATTTTAGTTTAGTCTCTGATGTATTTACCACAGAATTCTGTGTGTTCTGGAATTTCTGTGTACACTCCGATACTCACACAGAGATCCTTCAATTCTCTGAAGTTGCTCCAAAACTCCTGAGAATGATCATATTCAGGTACAGTTGAGTGAGCCAATTCGTGTATCAACACATGAAACATCTGATTGGGTGTTCCATCAAGACACAAGCCAATTTCTGCCCCCTTGTTGACATTGTACCCAATCTCCTTTCCGTGACCGTAGTATCCATCAACTAGCACTCTCTTTTGAAGAACCTTAAACTTTTCTGGTACTGGGTTATTCTTTATGTAATCTATAAGAGTTGTGTATCTCTCCTTGACCTCTGTAAGGTTCTTAGGCTCTTTGAGTTGCATAGTGAATGCTACATTTATCATAAAAAGCGTAACCAGTACGATCCACTTTATCATCTTACTTATGTAACACAAAAATAAATTTACTGTAGAGTTTTGAAATTTCATAGGGTTCATCGAAACCTTCCCAGAGTTCCATCCGAAAACCGTTCAGTTCAAGGTGCGTGATCAGGAGATCCTTATAGGCTATTGGTTCTGGAATGGGACCATCATTGTAATAGGGTGTATCCACTAGGTTTACAAAAACCTTCTCTCCAAAGTTTCCGTATCCTGTATCATCCTTTCGGACCAAAAAGTTTCCAAGACTGTCATTGAAGGGTGTGTTGTTTAGGATCTCTTCAGAATCTGGAACACACCCAAAAAGTTTTCCTCCGGGTTTTAATCTTTTTTTGATTTCTTCAAGAGTTTTGAAAAAGACTTTTGGTGTTCTAAAAATATATTGGATTGAAAAGTTGTAACAGATCACATCATACTCCTTCTTCGGACACTCAAAGATCTCCCCGTGATAGAAATTTACCCTGTATCCTATGTTCCTAGACCTAGCCTTGGCCTCATCCAGCGCACCCTTGTCAGGATCGCATGCATCCAACCTCACTCCGCAGTGAGCCCACTTCTGTAGATCACCACCCCTTCCACACCCTACATCCAAAACATGCGCACCGATTGGGACCACCTTTTGGATGAGGTTACGTTTGACGAGATTGTGAGCCTTTCTTATACTGTCCATCTTAAGAATATTATGTTTGTAAACTTTAAATGTGTTGGTCTGCCAACGTGTCTATATCAACATGGCTCTTCGGGATGTTTGCGTACCTCTGGGGTCTCTCAAGGGGTAAGGATCTTGGATTGTTCTACTTGTGGTACACACAGATGCAACTTTTAGAATACTTCATGTGGAAGGATCAAGAATGCAAGGGGACAAATCAAATCGCTTCAAAGTTGGGATACATTAATATCCTTTTGCAACCCCTGTTATCAATCTATACTTACTATCCCAATAAATGGTTGTACCTTCTGTACGCGTTACTAATAACACAAATAAGACTCCCAACTGACTTTTGTTCTAGACGAAACCCTAAAACCTGTCATCTCTCGTGGCCGTGGTTACCGTTTGAAAAAGTTACACTAGCAATTTGGTTCGTTCTACAGTTTTTACCACCATTTATGACAAACAAGGAATACTTTTTAAGTGGTATGTTGGCGTACCTTTACAGTTTTAACAACTCACAGGGATCAATTGGAAGTTTGTGGTGTTGGATCGTTGTCTTTTATGGTATTATAGCATTTTTATAACTTAAAGATATAATTCATTTATTAGATAAATGGCTTCTCTTGAACAGGATTATACCACCGTACCGGGGCAGCTCTATGCGTGCATCTCTCTCGTTGGACCAGACTGTCCCCAGAAGAATGACAAGTTTGGTCTAAAGATCCGTGGCGCCTTCAACACACGTGATGAGGCAGCTTCGCACGCCAAGCGTCTTCAGAAGGAGGATGCAACCTTTGATATCTATGTGGTTGAGATGTACAAATGGCTACTGATCCCACCCGACCGCGATCACATTGAGGACACTCATTACAACGATGAGAAGTTGGAGGAGATTATGTCCAAGTACCGTGAGAATCAGGCCATGGCTGCTAAGATGTTCGAGGAGCGTAAGCGTGATATGATGACCAAGCCACTTGAGGGTTCGGATACACCCTTCATCAAGCCGGGTGATGAGAACTCCAAATTTTACAGCAAGCCTGATGAGCCTCCAATTATCCACCCTGCGGAGGTTCTGGATCGACTCAAGGCTGAAAAGCCTGACGCTCCAATCGAGGAGCTTGTTAAGGAGGCTGACGCCATCGTCGCCAAGGAGATTGAAGAACGTCAGAAGGCACGCGAGGCTGCTGAGGCGGAGGCGGCCGAATAATTTCAAGACTAATAGTAAATGTTATCAGTATTCCTAAACATATTAACAATACTATTGGTCCTGTTCACGGTCTATGTGACCTATCGAGTCTATGATCAGAAAAAGGACACAGGGGTAACACCCCTACAAGTATACAAAAGTCTCATTGATGATATGAC